TTGGAAAGTTTAAACATTTAAAGTATATTATAGTATGAACCAACGTATTGAACACCTCAAAGATGATGAAGGAAATAACCTTCTATCACATTACAGAATTGCCACTAATAAGTATGGACAACAAAGATCTGTTTCTGTCGTAGACGTCAGAGATGGTATAGGCTATAGACTTATGGCTATGCAGATGCATAGAGCTGGTAATAGGTCTAAATATTTAAATTATAATCAATATCATGTTTCACGTAAAAAAACTAATTAATATGGTGCATCAATGTAAAGTGCAGTGTCACACTGTAGACCCTAAGACAGCAGAAGATCTTGGTATAGAGGACAATGGTAAATGGTTACCTTTCTTATTTAATATGGATACTATAGATGCGGCTAAAGAGTCATCAGATGATTCTGATAGTCCCACTTATAAGTGTACCACTATATATACAAACAACGGTAATACGTTTATTATAGACACCCCCTTTGATGAGTTTCAGAAAAAGTATATAGAGTTTAACACATTTGAGATGGTGTTTAAAAACATCCTTCCTCCTGATGAAGAAGGGACTGATGGTAAGAACGAAGATGATTTAGAATTGTAAACAATTAAAAACCAATAATTATGTCAGAACAAATGCAAGAACAAAATGTACCCTCTAAAGCTGAGGTGATGTCTTTCTTAGGAGAGCAGATTGAAGTTAAGAAACTACAGGTGGAATTACAAGAGCTCAACACACGACTAGCTAAGGGTAGAGCAGAAGAGCTCCAGGCTTTGAGTTATGTAGCTCAGATTACCAACCCACAAGTTGCTCCTCCAGATGCAGAACCTCACATCATTACAGAAGAGGATATTGCAGAAAATCCGCAACTTACAGAACAAGGGTTTAAAGTGGGGGATGAAGTGTTAGTAGCTAAAGAGGAACCAAAACAAAGAAGTCTTAAAAAGGGTAAATAAAATGGCTTTAGTAAAACAAGTAGCAAAGAAAGTTAAGATGACAAAATGGGATATAGTGAGGTATCAACTTCTCACCCATTGTTATCTTAATAAAATATCAGTGAGTGAGGCAGATCTAAACTGCCTCACTTATCTAGCTTTAGAGGGAGACCAAGAACTTACAAGCTTCTGTCACAAGGCTCACATCAAACATATATTCAACTCTATACAGAGTGTTAGGAACTGTTTGACAAAAGCTGAAAAGAAAAAGCTAATAAGAAAAGAAGGTAAAAACAAAAAGAAAATATACATACACCCTGATATTGGTGTACACGCTGAAGGAAACATTCTTCTAGACTTTAAATTTCTATCCGTTGAGACCCAAGAAAGCTAAAGATTTTATACCAGAGGTTGCAAATAATTTAGATCTATGTGAAGATCTTGTAAAAGATGTTGTAAATTATTATTGGCAGGAGGTGAGAAAAAGTCTATCCACTCTTTCTCATTCTAGAATACATGTCACAAATCTTGGAGATTTTGTGACAAAACATTGGAAGGTAGACGAGAAAATAGAGGTGTTAGAGAAGTGGGAAGAAAATAATAAACTCAAGGGACTTCAGGAAATGACTGCCAGATTTAAAACAGCAGAAACATTATACCAGCTAAAAGAAGTTAAGAAACTTATAGCTGAAGAAGACCAAAGAAAAGATTTTATTAAACTACACAAACATAAAAAAAATGAGCTTGGGAACTAATATATTTAAAATATGGAAGAGTAAGGGGCAGATCATTGAAGGTATAATGAACAACATATTTAAGAAGCAGGATGTTGAAATGATAGCTGAGCAAAGGATGGCGGTATGCAGAAGTTGTAAGCTATACGATGAGAGGGGAAGAGGATGCACTGTACCAGGAACAGCTCCATGCTGCAATGAAAAGAAAGGAGGATGCGGCTGTTCATTGTCTCTAAAGACAAGATCTCTTTCTTCAACATGCCCTCTTGGTAAATGGGCAGCAGAACTTACAGAAGAAGAGGAAGACAAACTAAATCAAAAACTAGGAATATGACTCACATTAAATTTACATCACACAACCACAAGTACACAAGTATTAAACCAGAAGATGAAAAAGAATGGCTAAGCGTAACAAGTCTGATATCACAATTTAAGCAGCCTTTTGAAGCAGATAAGATAGCTCAAAAGTCTTCTAAGAATAAGAAGAGTAAGTGGTACGGAATGACACCAGAAGATATTAAAGAAGCTTGGAAGGCTGAAGCTAACAGAGCTACTACATTAGGAACATGGTATCATAATCAACGTGAAGCTGACATTTGTGAAATAGAGAATATGGAAAGACATGGGCACACTATACCCATTGTCAAACCTATAGAGAAAGAAGGGATTAAGTATTCTCCAGAACAAAAGCTTAAAGATGGTGTCTACCCTGAGCACATGGTCTATCTTAAGTCTGCTGGTATATGTGGTCAGTCAGATCTTGTAGAAGTGGTAGAAGGAACTGTACACATCACTGATTATAAAACTAATAAAGAAATTAAAACAGAAGGCTATGTCAATTGGGAAGGAATTAGTCAAAAAATGTTTTCTCCAGTCTCTCATCTGGATGACTGTCATCTCAATCATTATGCTCTTCAGCTTAGTCTTTATATGTACATTATTCTTAAACACAATCCAAAACTTAAGCCTGGTAATCTTACGATTCATCACATTCTTTTCGATGAAGCGGGAAGAGACCGTTTTGATAACCCTATATCTGCTAGGGATACTAATGGTGATCCTATTGTCTCAGATATAGTACAATATGACCTACCCTATCTTAAGCAGGAAGCTATTAATGTTATACATTGGTTAGAGGATAATAGACATAAACTAAAATCTAAATAATGTTAAACCACAATATAGATGGGACCAAGTGTTATATAAGACTTTCTCACTTTACAAAGAAAGAGGAAGACTACAATACATTTCATAATGTCTATCTTTTTGGTATACAGTCTATGTCTAATAAAATACTTACCTTTCATGGTATGACAGACTATGGAATGCTAAGATCTAGAATACCATTAGATCAAATCTTTTTTACAGATGCACCTCTTGATGATCAACCTGCTCATTTTAAACAACTATGGGATTGCTTTAGTGAGAATGTTTCTGTAATTAAGTATGAGTATTTAGAAACCAAAAGATGTCAAGTGGTTCTAAAAGATGGGTCTAAGATATGGGCTAGATATTGGTTCACTGTAGACTGGTTTGATAATCCATACTCAGAAGAACCAAGTGATTATAAATGTGGGCATGTTCTTATAGCAGATGATGGGTATATTCTTTGTCAACCTAATAACAGAATATACTGGAAAGATTCTAACTGGATTACAAAAGACTTTCCTATTCCTCCTTCAGATATTAAAGTGGATACTGCTCTTGATTCTGTAGAAAGAATATCAGATAGATGGGTGAGTGAAGATGGTGATTCTTATTATTATGAAATAAAACAAAGTTAATGTTACTCGTTGAAACTTATATAGCAGAATCACCTGGAAAAGGAAAAGGATTATTTTCAAAAAACTTTATTCCAAAAGGAACTACTATATGGGAATTTGTTGAAGAGTTTGATATAAAAGTTCATAAGGATAAATATAAATTACTATCCCAAATTCAAAAAGATTTTATTGATACTTATTTTTGGAAACAGGATGATTATCTTTATTCTTCTTGTGACCATTCAGTTTTTCAAAATCATAGCTTTACACCAAATTCTATACACGATGGTAAAGGTGGTATGATGGCTGCTAAAGATATCTATCCGAATGAAGAAATAACAACAGATTATTCTGAGTTTGATGATGACTTTGAACTCTATAAAAATATTTTGACATAAAACAAAAATAATGGAGAAACAAAAGAAAGTGCTTAAGAATGACATTAAATACAATGTTACATTAAATGAAGAACAGAAAGAGACTAAATCTATAATACGGAATAATCAAATAACTGTTATTACAGGTAGAGCAGGATGTGGTAAGAGTTTGGTTTCTGCACAAACAGCTCTTGACTTTTTATTTAAGAAAGAATATGAATCCATCTACGTTACACGTGCAGCTGTGGAAGTTGGTCATTCTCTTGGCTTTCTGCCTGGTAGCCTTAATGACAAATTTGATCCATACTTGGAAGCCTTTAAGGAGAATCTGGTTAAATGTTATGACAAGGGTAAGATTGATACCCTTATACAAGATGGAAAAGTGGTGGCATTACCAGTGCAGTTTATACGTGGTAAGACCATTGATGATGTACTTGTGGTGGAAGAGGCTCAAAACCTTACTAAAGCTGAGATGTTGGCAATTCTTACACGCCTTGGTAAGAACGGTAGAATTATAATTAACGGAGACAACGAACAGAAAGATATTAAAGATCCATTTAATGGTCTATCTTACGCTATAGAACTCAGTAAAAAGATTCCAGAAATCAAGTGGATTAAACTAAAACACAACCACAGATCTGATCTTGTGGGTAAAATATTAGACTATGAGTACAACGGAAAATAACATTCTTCTTTTGCAAGAAATACTAGAACAATATCAAGATGGTACACTTGATATGACACAAAAAGCTCGTAAGTGTTATCTATCTGAAAAAGAAAAAATGATGGGTAGAGAGACATGGGTGCATAACGATGAACTAAGTGGTCATATAATATTGAGACAAATGTCAAAACAGATTATGAGAGATTTAATAAAAGGAAAAAAATAAATATGGTAAGACTATTTGATATACAAAACGGACAGGTGGTTCCTAGTGAACACTGCTATACATTGTCATTTTTAAAGAACATTATCGGAAATTATCCGATGGACTATGTAAAAATTTACAGTTATTTGTTTTATATGACCTGTCCCAATCCAGATATGAATCCATTCTTTGATGTACCAGAACAAGACAAAGAAGAAATGATTCTTAAGGAAATAGATGCAGAGTTTAGTACAGATGAAGAAGATATAGTTTATGCCTTGGCTCAGTGCAAAAAAATGTATGAGACTCCTACGTATAGGGCATACCAAGGTATTAAGATTGCACTAGACAACATGGCTACCTTTATGGCTACGGAACAAGTGACATCTGGTAGAGACGGATCAGCTACAGCTATTCTTAGAATAGCAGAAAGGTTTGATCAAGTGAGACAATCTTTTAAAGGTGTATATAGAGATCTTATGGAAGAACAACAGTCTAGTGTAAGAGGAGGACAAAACCTAGCTTATGATCAATAAAATTAAACGAACAAAAGAAATAGTTTTTATATTACTGTTATTACTAATTGTTACTTTTTCTTACGGTCAAGATACGACAGTGAGAAGAAGATATTTAGATTCTGTAAAGAACCAACTTGCTCTTCATATGACAGGGTATTACACTTATTTAAACTTATACGAGAGATCAGAAAATGACAGAAAGAAAATATATATGTCTTTACAAGCTACGCAAAATGAATTGAAGTATACACAAGAAGCTTGGAAAAAACAAAACACATTACATGGTCTATTCTTTGTACTAACTGGTGTGATGTCAATGGTTATGATTTACATACTTAAAAACTAAACATTGAATAATTTTATAGAAATACCTACATATAGAGATGGTCAATGGGTGAGCCCTACAGTTTTTGCAAAACGTGAAGAATTTAGAGACTTTCTTGTTTTGTTATTTAAGGAACCTGGAGAATATGACTTTGATGATAATAGTTTTATTTTTAATGTAGAAGCTCGGAGGTTTCAAAAACAAAGATATTATTGTGCAGCCCCTGTAAAAACTAAAGACTTTATTGCTTACTGGGATGATCAAAAAAATAAATGCCGTAGTGGTATTATAGTGCACTCTGGTGATAAGACTTGGTACATAACAAGAGACTATTACATGTGGCTCAACTTTCTTCCCATCTATGATAAAGAAGAAAAAAGATTTGACTTTGCCAAAGTGAGAGATGCACAATATCACATGGCTCTCTATGAAATACTAGCCGAATTGCATTATAAACATGCAATAATTCTTAAGAAACGTCAAATAGCCTCCTCCTATTTTCATATGGCTAAACTCATTAACCAATATTGGTTTGAAGAGGGTGCTGTGTTAAAAATAGGAGCGAGTCTAAAGGATTACATTAATGAGAAAGGATCTTGGAAATTCTTAGATGAGTATAAAAACTTTCTTAATGAGCATACTGCTTGGTATAGACCTTCAGAACCTGAGAAGGTGGGAGCATGGCAGCAGCGTATTAAGGTGAGAATTAACAACCGTGATACATACAGAGGTCTTAAGTCTACAATATCTTCCTACTCTTTTGAGAAAGATCCTACAAATGGTGTCGGTGGTCCAGTAACTTACTTCTTCCATGAGGAAGCAGGTATTGCTCCTAAGATGAATGACACCTATGGGTTTATGAAACCAGCCCTTAAAAGTGGACACATTATCACTGGTCAGTTTATTGCTGCAGGATCTGTGGGTGATCTTGATCAGTGTGATCCCATGAAAGAGTACATACTTCACCCAGAAGAAAATGGGTTCTATGGTGTGGAATCTAACTTACTAGACTCTGATGGTACACTAGGAAAAATAGGTTTGTTTATTCCTGAGCAATGGTCTATGCCTCCATACATAGATAACTATGGTAACTCTCTTGTAGAAGAAGCTCTCAAAGCTTTAGACGAAGAGTTTGAAAAACTTAAACTAAACTTAGAACCAGCTGCATATCAACTTGAGATATCTCAGCATCCTCGTAATATAGAAGAAGCTTTTGCATCTAGAAAAGCTAGTGTCTTTCCATTGCACTTAGTAAATAAACAGTTGCAAAGAATTTCTGATAAGACATATGGTATTGAGTATCTTGAACTTACAAGAAATGCTGAAGGTAAAATTATAGATAAGCCTTCTAGAAAAACCCCAATTATGGAGTTCCCCATTTCTAAAAAAACTATAGATAAAGAAGGTGTAATATGTGTGTATGAACGTCCTCACAAAGATCCTCAGTTTGGAACATACTATGCTTCTGTCGATCCCGTAGGTGAAGGTAAAACTACAACGTCAGAATCTCTCTGTTCTATATACGTATACAAAAATCCTGTAGAAGTTATAGAAGATGACGGAGATGGTAAGGTGAGAAACAGTATAGAACGAGATAGAATAGTGGCATCTTGGTGTGGTAGGTTTGATGATATTAATAAAACTCATGAACGGCTAGAACTACTTATAGAGTGGTACAATGCTTGGACATTGGTGGAGAACAACGTTTCTTTATTTATTCAATACATGATTTCTAAAAAGAAACAACGTTATTTAGTACCTAAAGACATGATACTTTTCTTGAAAGATCTTGGAGCTAATAGAAACGTATTTCAACAATATGGTTGGAAGAACGTAGGTACATTATTTAAGGGTACTATTCTTTCTTACGGAATAGAGTTCTTAAAAGAAGAGTTGGACTATGAGACACTTCCCGATGGAACCATTGTCAAAACTATATATGGAGTGGAGAGAATACCAGATCCTATGCTTCTAAAAGAAATGCAAGCTTACAGAGAAGGTATCAACGTGGATAGGATAGTGGCATTCTGTGCTTTAGTAGCATTTGCTAAAGTGCAACAATCTAATAGAGGATTGGCTAAACGTATAGAAGTTAAGCAAGATAATTTGGCTAACTCCCAAAAATTTAGTAAATTAAATTGGAGTCCATTTAGACATATTGGAACGTCTAAAGGTGCCAATTCTGGGATGAAAGCTCCCAGAAATGCATTTAAAAATATAAGATGACAATTACTTATTCATATGTTTTTACCAGTACAATAACTGGTGATGTTGTATTTACTAATATAACTTATTCATAATCATGCAAGTATATAACGCACTACAGCTAAAATCAGGTAAGAAAGCTGAGTATAATAAGATGGGTACTCTTACCCAACCTATTCAGTTTATTTCTGATAAAGAAAAAGATGACGAGTGGAGAGCTTGGAATCTTGACTGGTTAGAATTTCAGGGAATGAAAATGCTTAGACGTAATGCTAGGCGTTTGATGAAAAACTATAAATTAGCAAGAGGTATTATTGATCGTACAGACTATATTGTTGAAGACGACAATGACATGGCTGATCTTATAGACGTACTGGTTAAGGAGGATGTATCAGCATTAGAACTTAAGTTCTATCCTATTATCCCTAACGTTGTCAATGTTCTTACAAATGAATTTGCTAAAAGAAGTTCAAGAATAATGTTTAAAGCTGTTGATGACATTTCTTATAATGAAATGTTGGAGGCTAAAAGACAAATGGTAGAAGATGTTTTGTTAAACGATGCCAATATGAAAATAATGGCAGAGTTAATAGGACAGGGTGTTGATGTAAATACAGAAGAAGCTCAACAAGCTTTGTCAAAAGATAATCTAAAAACTCTTCCTGAAATACAAGCTTTCTTTAATAAGGACTATCGTTCAATGATGGAGCAGTGGGCTACTCATCAGATGTCTGTGGATGAAGAAAGATTTAAAATGCAAGAGTTAGAAGAAAGAGCTTTCCGTGATATGCTTATTACAGACAGAGAGTTCTGGCATTTTCATATGATGGAAGATGACTATGAAGTGGAAGTTTGGAATCCTCTTCTTACATTCTATCACAAGTCTCCAGATATACGTTATATCTCTCAGGGTAACTGGGTGGGTAAGATGGATATGATGTCTGTATCAGATGTTATAGACAAGTTTGGTTGGATGATGAGCAAAGACCAATTAGAAGCTTTGGAAGTTATCTATCCTGTACGTTCAGCAGGTTATGCTGTATCAGGATACCAAAATGATGGTACATACTATGATCCTGTAAGAAGTCATGAGTGGAACGTAGATATGCCAAGTCTTGGGTACAGACAGTTCACCTCATTATACGATTCTAAATTAGGAACAGGTGATATTGTAGAGTGGATTCTTTCTGACTCAGAAGATCTTCAAGACTTTGGTAAAAGTCATATGCTTAGAGTGAGTACAATCTATTGGAAATCTCAGCGTAAAGTGGGACATCTTACAAAAATTGGAGAGAATGGTGAGATGGTTCAGGACATAGTTTCTGAAGAATATAAGATTACTGATAAGCCTGTTTATAATACAGCAATATATAAGAACAAGACAAAAGAAAACTTAGTATTTGGTGAGCATATAGATTGGATATGGATCAATGATGTATGGGGTGGTGTTAAGATAGGTCCTAACAGACCTTCTTTCTGGGGTATGAATAACCCAGGTGGTATCAACCCTATATACTTAGGTTTACAAGGTGGTAAGCCAGGACGTATTCCTTTTCAGTTTAAAGGAGACTCTTCTTTATATGGATGTAAACTTCCTGTAGAGGGATGTGTGTTTGGAGATAGAAACACTAGATCAGTAAGTCTTGTAGACTTAATGAAGCCATTCCAGATTGGGTATAACATTGTAAATAATCAGATAGCTGATATTTTAGTAGATGAGCTTGGTACAGTGATTATGCTTGACCAGAACGCTTTACCACGTCACTCACTAGGAGAGGACTGGGGAAAGAACAACTTGGCTAAGGCTTATGTAGCAATGAAGAACTTTCAGATGTTACCTTTAGATACTACAATTACTAACACTGAGAATCCTCTTGCGTTTCAGCATTACCAAGTGTTGAACCTAGAACAAACTCAGCGTTTGATGTCTAGGATACAACTTGCTACGTATTTTAAGAACCAAGCGTTTGAGGTGATAGGATTGAACCAACAACGTATGGGTCAACCTATTGCACAACAACAAACTGCCACTGGTGTAGAGCAAGCTATGAGTGCTTCATATGCTCAGACAGAACAATACTTTATACAGCATAGTGATAACTTAATGCCTCGCGTGCATCAGATGCGTACAGACTTAGCTCAGTACTACCATTCTAAGAAACCTAGTGTACGTCTTCAGTATATTAGTTCTAAAGATGAGAAGGTTAACTTTGAGATGAATGGAACAGACTTATTAATGAGAGATCTTAATATCTTCTGTACTACTAAGACTAACTCTCGTGCTGTAATGGAGCAGCTTAAACAACTTGCTTTAAACAATAACACAACGGGTGCATCTATATACGACCTTGGAAACGTTATTAAATCTGAGTCTATTGCTGAACTTACTGATGTGCTTAAACAAGCTGAGAAAAAATCACAGTCTCAGAAACAAGCTGAAATGCAGCAGCAACAACAGATGCAACAAGAACAACTTGCTTCTCAAGAGAAACAGCTTCAGATGGCTCAACAGTTTAAAGCTGAGGAGTCTGAGAAAGACAGACAAGCTAGAATTATGGAAGCTGAAATTAGATCAGCTGGTTATGGATCTGCAGTGGATATTAATAAGAATCTTCAATCTGACTACTTAGACGCATTAGATAAGATTAAAGATGAGCAGAGATACCAGGATACTATGAATATCAAAAGAGAAAGTGAGTTAACAAGAAAGGAACAAGGAGCTCAGAAGTTAAACATTGAAAGAGAGAAGCTACAAGCTCAAAAAGAAATAGCTAATACTCAGCTTCAAATAGCTAAGGAAAATAAGAACAAGTATGATGGAGGTAAAAAAGAAAAATAATTATAGCTCTATAATCCATACCTTAGGTTCTTTTTAATATGCGAATTTAAATTTTTAAAATTTATTTTGTATATTAGTTATGTAGACATATAAACCAAAAACCAACTTATATATGACTGATAATCAAAACGTACAAACGTCTGTACAAGAAGTAGACATAGACATTGATAGTCTTTTTTCAGGAGCTCCAGATGCAGCAAGTATTGTGGTTCCTATGGAAGAAGAAACAAAACCTTCAGTGTTTACTAAAAAAGATACTGATTTGTCTTTTTTAGATAAAGATGAAAAAGAAGATGGTAATAAAACTGTTTCACGTGAAACACCATTAGAAGTTCTTTCAAATGTTTTGGATGACGAAATTAAAACTTCAGATGATGAAGATAATGACGTCAAGAAAGGTGGAAGACCTAAAGTGGATAAATCAGGACTTGTTTCTTTTTTAAAGAAAAGAATTGAGAATAATGAGATGTTTGCTTTTGATGACTACGATGAAACTAAACAATCTCTTGATGACTACCTTGGTGGACTAGGAGAGAAAGACGTAGAAGAACTTTGGCAAGCTAATATAGATAACCTCAAACAAGAGGTGGCTGCTCAAACTCCTACTGAGTTTTTTGAAAGTCTTCCTGAAGAATTACAATATGCTGCTAAATATGTAGCAGACGGAGGACAGGATCTTAAAGGTTTATTCTTAGCTTTAGCTCAAGTAGAAGAAGTTAGAGGAATGAATCCAAAAGATGAGAATGATCAAGAAGGTATTGTAAGACAATATCTTCAAGCTTCAAACTTTGGAACAGCTGAAGAAATTGAAGAAGAAGTTACCACTTGGAAAGACTTGGGAGTTTTGGAAAAGAAAGCTCGTCAGTTTAAGCCAAAGCTTGATCAGATGCATGAAGAAATGATCCAGTCTCAGCTCCAAGAACAAGAGTATAGAAAGCAGCAACAAGAAGCCGCTGCTGAAGCTTACGTTCAAAATGTTTTTCAAGCTCTTAGACCTGCTGAAATAAACGGTATTAAGTTGGATAAAAAAGTTCAAGCTCAACTTTATAGTGGACTTGTTCAACCACAGTATCCTTCTATATCAGGTAAACCAACTAACTTGTTGGGGCATCTTTTAGAGAAGTATCAGTTTTTAGAACCTAACTATCCTTTGATTGCAGAAGCTCTTTGGTTGCTTTCTGATCCTGAATCTTATAGAGGAGAACTTAAGAAACAAGGTAAGAATGCAGCAGTAGAACAAACAGTGAGACAACTTAAAACAGAACAGTCTCGTAAGAATATCTCTACTTACCAAGAGGAAGAAGAGAACAAACCTAGAAAAATAGCAAGACCTCAAAATATTTTTAAAAGATAATTTATTATTAACCCCTTAAATTTTAAGCCCTATGGCAACCCCAGTTTTAAACAATGGTATATTCCTACGTGATAACCAGTATCAAACAACTTCACACGTAGACTCATACCACCTGTCTAACCTGCTGAAATCTGCTGAGCCCACTGATTTGGGTCCAGTTGATCTCTGGGCTATGGCACAAAAGGTAGAAATGCCTTTGTACCAAATGTCTAGTTTCGGAGGTAAGAACGTTATCATGGTAGATAACAATCGTGGTGAGTACAAATGGCAAATTCCTATTGCCCAAGATCTTCCTTACATCGTAGAGGACATTGAGCCTACTAATGATGAGAAAGGAGTAGATGGTCAAACATTCCAAATTAAGCTGAACAAGCGTGCTTTTGGACATGGTGACATTATTACTTATGACAAGTACAATGGTGTGGAAATGTACATCACTCAAGCGGACGTAGTTCCAGTTGGTGATGGTTTCATTTACACTGTTCAGCTTGTTAACAATGACAACACCAAGTATTTGGATAACAAGTACTTGACAATTGGAACTAAAGTTTTCCGTAAAGGTTCTGCTCGTGGTGAATACGGTGAGCGTTTCTCTGATATTGGAAATGTTAGTTCTGGTTTCCGTGAATTCTACAATTTCGTAGGTGGAGCTGAAGCACACGTACACTACAGCATCTCTTCTCGTGCAGATTTGATGATGAAAGGCGGTATGAAAGCTGATGGTACTGTACCTGTAATTGAAATGTGGAGAAACTTTGACAAATCTCTTGATCCTTCTATCACCAACTTGGAGACAATGGCTGAGAAGATGGGTAAGGATTATGTAAAGAAAGCTTACCAGTCTGGTCAGTTGACACGTTCATTCTTGACTACTTTGGAAGCAGCTCACTTGACTAAGATTGCTAACGACATCGAAACCTACTTGATGTGGGGACAAGGTGGTAAGGTTAGACAAGATGGTCCAGATGACATCCGTTTGTCTGTGGGTCTTTGGAAGCAGTTGGACAACTCTTACAAGCGTATCTACAATCGTGGTTCTTTCAATCTTGACTTGTTCAAGTCTGAAATCTTCAACTTCTTCAACGGTCGTGTGGAGTTTAAAGGACCTGATCCTCAGCGTGCTCTGATTGTTCAGACAGGTTTGGGTGGTATGAAGCTTGTTAACGAAGCTATTAAGAAAGAAGCAGTTAACTCTGGCTTGGTTCTTAACGCTCATGAGCTTGGAGCAGTAACTGGTAAAGGTATGGATCTAAACTTTGGATTTGCATACACTAGCTACGTTATTCCGTTCTTGGCTAACGTTAAGTTTGTGTTGAACCCTGCGTTTGATAACGTACACACAAATGATATTGAAAATCCAATCATTGATGGTTTCCCATTATCTTCATACAACTTTATTATCTTTGATATCACTGATAACACAAATGATAATATCTTCTTGTTGAAGTTGTCTTGGGACAATCAATTGAAGTGGTTCTATCAAAATGGTACTATGGATTACATGGGACGTACTCAAGGCTTCCAGTCTTCTGGACAGTTCAACGGATACCGTGTATTCATGACACAAACTATGCCAGCTATCTGGGTTAAGGATCCAACTAAAGTGTTGAAGATCGTTATGAGAAACCCAATCACTGGTGGTTCATTCTAATTATAACAGTACCCTGGAGCTTACCGTAAGATCAGCTCCAGGGTCATTATATATTAATTAATAACTACTAAATATAAATAACATGGCTGGAAATCCTAAAACACCTAAGTCTGTTGCAATTAAATCTGCACAGGGTAAAGCTATGGGTAGAGTTGGTGGCGGAAATGCAAAAGTTTCTGTACAAACTACTCCTGGTTCTAAAGGTGTAAAAGTTGGAATGAATAAAGGAAAGGGTGTCGTTCAATCTAGTGCTACAAATGTAAAGAGCACTATGTGGCGTAAACCTTCCAAGTAATCCCCCTCCTAAGGATAATATCCTTAGTTTACCTATAGTATGCACACCACCCTGATCAGGTGT